ATGTTATCCCCAGCGTTAGCGTTCATCTCCAGGGCCACGGATATGATAGCGGTGGCTGCCGATGGGTTGAAGTTATCCGTCATCGCAACCCGCACCCAAGTCTCCGCATTACCCGTTAGTGCCGGTATGGCTATCAGCTTATTGGTCTCCGCCCCATTGGCGGTGGCGGAAAGACGGAGTATGAAATCGCTGGCGGATACAGTGTCCCTGACCTTGATGGGAAACTCTATGTGGGTGTAGTCCGATATATCTAGGGAGGTTATCGAATCACTGGTGAGGTCTCCGTTGCTAACCCCCGAATCTATGGTGAAGCGGGTGGACGACCTCCCGAAGAGAAGGTCGTTGGTATCCTCGGCTACCGTGAAGTTAGAGTCTACAGACTCATCCCAATCCTCACCACCGGAGATTACGATGGTGGAGGTCATGGCTACACGGAGTTGCAGGTCGTTGACCATCTCCAGGTCGGTGGGGATATCCCAGCGGCGTCTGCCGCCCGTGTGCAGGGTTATGTCCTCATCCGGGTCGAATACCTTCCCGGTGGAGTGGAGGATGGACTGGTTAGCCATACGCTGCACCGTTGTGGGGTGCAGGTGCGGGGGCCAGAGTTCTGCGGTATCAGCCGATACTGTGGAAGTGACCGCAGGGTATAGCGTCAGAGTGGTTCGGTTGGAGGATACGGAGGTATCCACTACCCTGGACAGCACCCCGTCATTGGGGGCGTCAGTCCCCAGCCACCACCAGCCGTTGTAGTCATCCGTACCTCCGAAGAGGTTGTCGGTTAGGAAGGTGGTAGTGGAACCATTGGTAGCAGCAGAGACGAAGCGAGCCTCTAAAGACTCGCCTATCTGCGTCCGTATCTGTTTCCATGTCTGGGCCTGTGTGGTGGGCATGGCATCAACCCTTCTCAGTAGATAGATTTGAGTTTAAACTCAAACCCCCAGGTTAGTACCTTTTAGGCTTCGTACTGCTGCCAGTCCTTGGCTTCTTGCCGCCAGCTTTAGTGGTTGGCTTCATGTGCCCTGGCTTTGACTTGTAATCGGTCCTCCCAGACTTATGAGCCATCGTCTTTCCTCTCATACTTGCGGTGGGAACGCCCTACCTTGGTGGTCTCCACATGGTTCTGCTCGCACTTCTCACAGAAATACCGGGGTATCCCTGGGAATGGGCCTCGTACCACCGCAGGGTCTTGTGCCACAACAGGGTCCTGTATCTCCACGGGATGGGCCACCACGCTGGTGTCCCCTCCTATCAGCCGGTTCAGGAGTTCTCTCTGGATGAGGCGGTCTTCGTCCGCTTGCTCCCGTTCCTTCTCTTCCCTCACAGCGGCCCACTCGTTCCGGTGCTTGTACTCAGCATGTAAGCCTGCCTGGTAGGTGTTCGGCAGGGTGGCCTTTCGGCAAGTAGGGAACCCCAGGGCAGCAAGCCTGGCCCTATCGGGCTGGTCTGCGTGTAGGAAACACTTGATATCGCCACGCCAGGGCCCCTCTTTAGGCTTTAGCATGGTGAATACCGGGAGACCGCTAGGCCGCAGTTCCTTCAGTTGGGACGGGACAGCGTTCCTATTACACAGAGAGGGTTCTCTTGTCTCGGTATCGTAGATAAGGACCCACCCCGCCGTAGAAAGGTCGCTGATTATCATCGGGGGCTTGTACTCCCCGTCTTCAGAGGCGTGGGCCTCCCGCACGAAGTCACCCGCTCTCATAGAGCCGGGCTCCAGGTTCTCCGCCGTAGCCACTGCCGCCTGTAACATGTCCAAGGGTGTAGTCATACTAACTCCGTTCTACTTTGATGTATGGCCCTATCTGACTTACGTGCTGCTGGGCCAAGTCTTCCTCTTCCAACTGCCGGTGGTACCCACCGATTAGGTCGGGGGCTTCCTGTGATATCTGCCGCCTGGTGAGGCTCTCCCGCATGACATCGGCCTGCTCTCTGAGTTCAGCCACCGTATGCCAAGTATCCCAGCGGGTACGCTGTAGTTCGGGGTTACCCCCGATGCAGTTGAAGGCCCCCGCTATGTAGCCTTCTCTCGGCCCCATGTCCGCCATGAACTTGGATACTTCGTTATTCCTGACCACGAACATGGTCTGGTAACGCCGCCATCCCCCCATGTCCGGGGACATCTCATTGCGCTCTATCAAGAGCAGGGCTGGCTCATTGGGGTCTAGCCCGTAAGCAACCGGCCACTCCTTGTGGTTCAACTGGTGAGGCTGGTTGTCCTCTAAAGGCGTGAGTTCCGGATGCTCGTCCTTCATCAGTCTCGCCAGTTTGGTCCCTGTGACTGCCCAAAAATATCCATAAGTGCTTTCTGTAGACGCTTGAGTTGTGCAGCACTCGCCGTAGGGGGTATGGTGCGCCTACGGCCCCTAAGTGTGCTAGGTGTTGGTTGCTCAGTACGATTGCGGCTCCTGACATCCCCAGTCTGGCTCAAGGCACTGCCGGGAACGGTACGAGTTGGCGTCTGGCCTGAACCTTCCGTGCGGATGCGATGCCTGACTTCTCCTGGCGTGACTGTGGTTCGGCTACGACTTCTAACCCCAGTATCCTTCGGTTTGGTAGTCGTCTTGCTACCCTGTGTGCGGCTACGCCCCTTGATTCCTCCAGCCATCAGTTCCTCCTATCCTCATCAGGGTCTATGAAGTGGGCTACTTCATGCTCGTCTATGTATATCGGCCCGTCATGGAAGATGTGGCTTCCGCCGTCCATCCAGTTGCCGTTAAGGTCGCCCATGTAGGTGTATACGAATATCAAAGCGTCCGGGTGCCCCCACGGTAAGCCGTGGTCCCGGATGCGCCAGTCCTGGTTGGCCCTACGGTAGCACAAACGGAAATGGCTGGCGGGTAGAAGCTGGTCTGGCTTGTGGGCCACCCCAACCGTCTCTCTGCGGTCCATGTCCGTAGGCCCCGTAAGGGCACATATAGATTCAAAGTGATTGGTTACCGGGAGGTGGGTGATATCCAGGCTGTCTTTGGGGCGGTACAGATAAAGGGTGTCGCCCTGCAAGAGGGCTCTTCCCGTGAGATATATACGCCCCTCGGCATTGTCCGTACCCACCACACGGGGATGCCCCACCATGTGCTTGAACCACCAGACGGGCCACTCCCCAAAGGGGAGGTCTTTATGAACCTGTCTAATCTTCATCCAGGCCCACTGGAGGTCGAAACTAAGCACCCAGTTATGGGTGCCAGTAGGTAGGGGTCCCTGGTTAGGGAGCGGAGCAGGGTTGACCTGTGTTACGACTATGCAGTCTTCCAGTAAGTCGCTGGCTGGCATCATCCAGCCCCCTGCCCCACTACTTCCGGTACTGGCGTGTCAGCAGCCCCATTCTTACTGCCCCGGCGTCTCTCAGCACGGGTCTGAACAGGCTCTTCTTCCAGTTCCGGTATCACATCCCAGCCGTCGTCATTGACGGTGAGCCTGTCCATAGACACAGCCCCTGATTTCAGGTTCTTCAGGAGTGCCACTATCTCCATGAACACACGTCCTGCCTGGTTGCTTAACTCCTGGCAGGTGTTCTCCAGTTGAGTGTTGATATTACGCTGGTTCTGGAGAGCGTTGAACTGGGAAACCTCATTCCGTTTCATTAGACACCTTCTCTTAGGCTAGTCTATGGATACCTGTTATACCGTCCAGTCCCGCTGTGCGGTTACCATCATGTAATCAACGTCCAGGGTCTCGATGTTTGCGCCCTTAGCTTCTACAGCCAGGATGCAACTAAGGTCTACACTGGTTGATACCGCTCCTGAAACGGTGCGAATCAGAGCCCCGTCTACGTAGAAACTTACCGCACCATTTGGGAATATCTCCATCTTGAGGACCTGCCACTCACCAGCTACCGCATCATCGTCCACATCAAGACTTGTTGAAGTGGTCTCACCGCTGGAGGTTCCGCCGTTATAGACGGTGTGCCAGTCCTCATCATCGGTGAGTTCCGCAGACAGAAGGAACCCGCAGAGGTCGGATGCCGTGAGGGTGATGGTGGTGCCAGCCCCGTGACAGATATCTGTTTCGATGCTTACCGTGTTGGGGTCGATGTCGCTGAACCCGAAGAACACCTCCTTGGTGTCCAGGTCGGTAAAGCGTACCCTTGCCTCAGCGATGAGGGGACCCATCAGGTTAACATCGAACATGATGGGTGTCCCAACCGCTATGGTGTGGTTATCCTCATTCGTGGTGGTAAGTACCCCAACGCCACCAAGGGCATCAGCGTTCAAGGTAGGGATGCCAGAGTCAACTTCAGCATTACCCTGCCCACCGATGGTAAAGTCGCCGATAAGACGGGACTCTGCCGTATTTGCGATATTATCTTCTTGTGCGAAATCGCACCAAAGAACGATTTGGCCCGGTCCAGATTGTGGCATTGTATCTCTCCTTACGGCTGACTAATCTAAGAGGTGGGGGCTGTGGCATCTGAGATGATTTCACGAACCCACTGGTTTTGCCTGATACCGTAGGCATAGGAGTCGGTGTGGTAGACGATGGTGGACCCGCCGCCAGTGCCGGGCTTGCGCTCGGTCTCCATGCGAGGGCGCATCTCTTCTACCAGGACGATGCCTTCCTTGGCGAACATGCCAGCCTTGGCATCATCGGCTGAGTCGATGGACAGGTCCCCGTTCTCAAAAGCCTGGGCCGTATTTATCATACCCTTGAAGCCTTCTTTGAAGACCCGGAAGCTGGCCCCATCGGATATGTCATAGGTGCCGATAGGGGTAGTGAACTGGTCGTATATATCCTTCATCTGGAAGGGATGGGCTACGAACCTATAAGGCTGGTGTCCAGGCTCAGTGGTGTTACCGCTAACCTGGGACACAGCGGCGGCTACCAGCCCGAAGGACATGACCGCACCGGCACTCCCCAACTGGGTGGCAGAGGTGGAGTCAATCGTGGTTAACCCGTCCTCGTTCTTCTTCCGCTGCATGGCGTTCTGGCCCAGAGCGGCCACTTCCCGCAGCCCATTCTTGGTCATGTTCCGGACAACCTTGTCACTCATCATCGTAGCAATCTGAATCATGCTAGGAGTGATGGAGAAGTCGGTGTCCGAGAGCCTCTGTATGTTGTTGTTCTCCGTGGTTTCCGAAACGGCCATAGCCGTCAGCTTGGCGTAAGAGACCTCATGCCAGGTGGTACCCATACCCTGTCCAAGAGTACGCCTTTCTACAAGGCCAGGCATGTCACCTTCTTGTTCCCGTACCAACCGGGCTGCCGAAATCATGGTTGGCAGAGAATTATCTACATCCTGAGTCGTCGTCGGTGTAGGCATCTAATCTATCTCCCGTAACCTTGAGATTTGTAATACTCCTGGAGTTTGACCATGCGTTCCGATGTGAGTGCCAGACCATTACCGATGGCCTCTTCTAAAGCCGCTCCTTCCATAGGCCCTCCTCCCTGGACACCACCGTCGTAGTGCTGTTCGGGAATCTTCTGGTGTTCCAGGGCTGCCAGCCGTTCGTTCTGTTGGGCGATATGTTGGATTAGCTTTGCCTGACGTTCCATCTCCTTGGGAGAATCGCTGCCCATCAGGTCTTGGGGGTCAACGCCG